TTTTCCTTGAAATTTTATTCCACCTGCATTATTACTGCTGATTGGGCGATACTGAATCATTTCTCCCATTTCTGCAAACTCATATCTATACTCTTGATTTTGTATCTTATCATCTAATTGTAACATAAATTCAGTTCTATCTGGTGAAGTCTCTACAAGTTTATATTTCATTTCTTTGATAAATACTTCCTCTCTTGTAGGATTATTTGTTTCATCACCCATTGATTTAAAAAACTTTACTTCTCCGTCTATGACCTCTCTATCAACTTGTCCATCAAAAACATTTCCTTGTGAGTCAATAAATTGTGTTCTTTCTCTACCTGCTAATCGTCTTAAAAATTTATATGTTACTGAATAATCACCTTCACGAAAACCTAAATCTCGTAAATGTTGTCCAACATTAATATCAATAAATTGTCCACTATTTTCAAAATCCATTTCACCCAATCCCATAATTTTACTTATGAGAAAGTTTCCGTTCATATCATAAACATATAGAACCGCAAAATCACTTTCTAAATCTCTACCCCAACTACTATAAACCTTTTCAGGATTAAAGTATTGGTTTCTTTCTTGTTGTGTAAATCCGTATTCTAATGCCATTATTTTTCATCTTTCTGGTATGGGAATCCCAATTGTAACCAAATTTCTTGTCCTCGTCTTGTATGATATAATTGTTTGTTAATTACATCATCATAATAATATCCTTTTAAATCTCTTTTTAAATCTCGATAATTAGCTCTTGGTCTACCACTTCCACCTGGTTTTTTCTTTTTACCTTTCTTTCTAAATTTTTCTACTTTGATTTTATCTTGTCTGAATTCTTTCCAACCCTCTGCGTTATCGCCTCCTTTTGGCCCTTCTATTTTGAAAAACTCATTTAACAATGTGTGTAGTTTTTCAGTTGATATAGCAGGTGTATAACTATCATTAAAATAAACATTCATAACTTGAATTAAATTATCTCGTTTTGTTAATTGAAATTGAACTTCTTCGTCTGTTGCTTCTTCACTATCATCATCTTCTTCATCATCATCATCTTCTTCGGGTTGAAAATAATATGTAAATTGATTATCTATTTCACCCTCAAAAAAGTATTGAGCATTTTCTAAACGAACTTCCTCAAAAGATTCTTCTAACGCTACACCCGCTTCCTCTGATTCAAACGAAACTAAAAATCCGTCATCATCTCTTAATGGTGTATTGGCATCTACCGAACTTGATATCTGTTGTTGTTCTTTAAGAAAGTCAATTTCTTTTTGATATTCTATTTCTGAACCATTTAAGATGTTGTTATATATTTCAGATTTTTTTGCTGCGTCACTTGGTAAGTATGGCATTGTTTTATCTCACTACTCTAAATTCATAATTGTCATCATAGTAATTTATTGTTTCTTCGGTAGTTCCACTACCACTTATAACTTTAACACTAAACCTATAATTTCTTTCTGATTGAAATCCGTCCATTTGAACTCGGAAGAAATTACCAGTGCTATCACAACTTATTGCAGAACCTGTTCCAAATGGAACTATTACTTCTTCTGTATCTGCGTCTTTTACTTCATAAAAGATTGATGCGCTTGGTAAGTATTTTATTGTAAGTTCACTTGGTGTTGCACTAAAACTTGATGATGGATATAACTCTCTACCAACAAGTCTGAATTTTACTATTGATTTTTCTTGATACTCTTGTCTAAGGTTTTTAAAATATATTTTTAAGTTTTCTAAATCTGTTGAACTTAATGGTGATAAACTTCCTGTTGACCAAGAACTATCGTCCCAAACCGCTTCTAATTTAGGTGGATAAATTGTATGTGTTTCTCTTGAAAAGTATTTTAGATTTCCTAAACGACTACTATCACCCTCTTGTCCTGCGTCAAAGTCAAACATAGATGAACTCGGGTGGTCTCCGTGAGAACCACTATCCTCTCTCTTGACTATAAAACCGTTATTCGGGTAATCTGATGATGAGTATATAAAGTTATTTACTAAATCAGTTACATTTGCTCTAACATCTTTTTTATCAAATGTTAAATCATAAGATGTAGAAACTTCATATTGTCCACTCAAACTTGCTGTAAACCAAGCACCACCATCAGTCAATACTGAACCTGTTACCCAAGGCGTTTTTGCCTCGTGGTCTCTATATTGATAAGTTGCTCCGTCATCTGTTACGGGGTCGTGGTCAAGTTTTCCTGTTCCTTGTTTCCAACTACCACTAACCATATAAATGTGTAGTGGTTGTTCTACTTCAACTTCTTCAGAAGTTGCGTCAAATAAATTTAAATAATACTTTGCAGTAGAAGGTATTTTTCCGTCAACAACTGATTGTGAAATATAATTTAAATCAAAATCAATTAATATTCTTGATACATTTCCTACCGTACCGTTATTGTTTACAACTTTATTAACCTCTAATATCTCATCAATACCTGTATTTCTTGATGCGGTTGTTCCACCTGAATAAAGTGTTGTATCTCTTTTACCGAATTCAAAATAATGCATTATCTATCTCCTACTACTTTACCCTCAATATCTGTATTAGGGAATTTAAGTTCAAATATACTTGGGTCTAATGATGGATATACAATTCCATTTTTTGTTGCGGAAAGAATATCATATACATTACCACTATATCCATCTACATCTAAATGTTTATTTTCTATTAAAACTAAATCGTTATTAGGATTATTTTGTTCTGGTGGAACTAATGATACCACACCTTCACAAGTGGAAATCTGATATGCTAAATCACCCAATACAATAGGTTGATTCATTTGCCATTTGTCGACTTGGAAAAATTGTTTTACTTTTTGTATTGTTCTTAATAAGACATCATTTTTGTTATATCCTGTTTTTGTAATGATGTTATACTTAACACCTATATTAATAACATATCCGTCTTTAAGATTAATAGCATCAGTTAGTAATCTATATTGGGATAAATAAGTTTTAACATTTTGTTTAACCGCCTTATTGATTCTAACCAATGTTTTATCTGCACCATATCCTAATAGATACATATTTAATGCCAATGGATTTTTAACTTCTGTTGTAGCTCTTGTATCTACGACCTCTCCGTCAATGATTTGTAATTGACCACTCGTTTCTAATTGTTCATCTTGAACAATAAATGCTTTTGCTATGTTTCCATATTTGTGTGGTAAAGAATAAACTCTTGTAATGTAGTCAGCTTTTGTAACCGCTCTGTTTTGTGCATTAAAGTATGCTGCTGCATTTTGTTTTATTTCTGTAATGGTTTCTGTTGAAGCACCACCAGAAGCAGGGTCTTCATTATTCACGGTAAGAGTTGCTCTAACCGTATCTAATGTATCACTATTTAATCCTGTTGTAGAATTAGTATAAGTCAATCTGTTAAATGATTGAATAGTGTTTGTAGCTACATTGTGTTCTACTGCTCCACCATAATTATAAGTTACGGTAAGTGTTGTATTACTTGGTGCTAATCCAAATGTTCTTGTTTTTAAGAAATTACTTGGGTCAAAACTTTCATCTAACCTTGATACACCAAATCCTAATCTTGAACCAACATTATCTGGATTTGGAATTATTTCCTCATCTGCATTATCACTAATACCTGAACCAAATCTCAATTCCATTTTATTATCATCACGAACTCTTGTTGTAAATCTTCTTGACGCTTTAATAAGTTTTAATAAGTAAGGTGTATCGTTTTTAAACTCTGCTAATTCAGGGTCATTAAGTGTTGTATTTTCCTCATCTTCAAACACTGTATCTTGTGCTAAAAAAGGAACTTCATAAAATTTATTATTTTCACTATCTGTAACTTCAACTATACTTGTAACTTTTTCGTTTGACAAAACTATCTTATCAAACTCAACAGCGTTAGCAAATGAAAATTCTTCTTCCTCTCTAATACCCGATTGAGCAATACCTTTTTTCTTTAATCTAAAATTAGTTGGTATATCACCTGATGCTGGTGATAAAGCTGTAACTTCCATAGTGTCTAATGAACTTGATACTTTAAAATCAACATCATCTAATAATGTAAATTCTGTTCCATTACTTGATAATAATGTTGTGTTTGATTCAATCTTTCCTGCAAAATCTAAATTAGGTTTGTAGTTATTTGCGTCTACCGCTACGGCAGGAACATCAATTGTAAAACTTAATTCTACCATAGCAGGTGATGCTAATCTTGGTTTATATCCATATGATTGAGCTATCGATAAAACATTTTTTCTCTCTTCGGCATATTGAATAAGTGTTTCTCTAAATTGATTATCAACATAATAATTCATTACATCTCCAACATAGGCAGCCATTTCAACAAACATCATACCTGGCGATGCTTCGTTAAAATCATTATATTGATTTGGGAAGTAAGTTTTTGCAAATTCTATAAGGTTTGCTCTAATATCTGAAAAGTCTCTACCGAGATAACTTACTTCTTTTGATATTGTTTTTTTATTTGTTCCGTAGTCGGACATTGTTATTCTCCAATTCTAAAGTCAAAATTTAATACTTCAATATCCTCTGGATTTAAAGGAACTGAAAATTCAACTTGAACATTGACTTGATTTTGTTCTTGTATAGTGAATACATTTATAATATTAATATGTGGTGAAAAGCTATCTACTGATGTTCTAATCGCCTCTTCAACTCTACTTGGTATATCCTGTCCTTGTTCAAAGACTATGGATTTTAATTGACTACCAAAGTTGGGCTGAAAGACTCTTTCACCAGGTGTAGTTAGTAGTAGATTTTGTAAATTAGATTTAGCTTGTTCTAATATGGTTTTTGTCTTGTAGAAAAAACCTTCAGGACTATATCCTAATGGAAATCTTATACCAACATACTTGTCGTCATTTCTATCTATTTCTCTTACACTTCTAGCCATTATGGTCTGTAATTACCTTCACCTTTTTTCTTTTTATCTATTGCTTTCATCAAACCAGAATAATCACGAGTTAGTGCATTTTGAACATCTTCTGGCACAGCGTCTACTGAAACACCTGCTTTTTTGATTGAATCAACTGCTGCCATTTCTCGTGCTTTTTCTTTATTACCACCACGACCCATATCACCGTATCCTAATACTTCGGCCATATTGTCTGAACCTAATACTCCACCGCCCAAACTTGGATACTCATCTGTTTCTGATGTTCCTAATGGTTTGGTGTTATTCAATACCTCATTTAACGCTTTGTTTTTCGTGTATTGTTTTTTCGGTTTATTGATAACCTTTTTAGGTTTAGGTTTAGAAATCGTTTCTGATAATTTGATTTCTTTTTCTTCATTAATAAATATCTCGCTCAGTTGTTTTTTGACTTCCTTACGGACAACTAATTCAATAATATTTCTTAATTTACTTTTATCCATTTTTACTCCTATTCAATACTTACTTTTTTACTTAAGTATGTTCTTTCATCTTTTATTTTTTTTAAATCTTCTATCTCGTTAGTTAGAGACTCTATCGTAATTGGATTGGGTGTTGGTTGTGCAACTTCCGTAGCCAACTCTATACTTTTACTACTTATATTTGTAGATAAAATTAAATCCATTACTTTTATAAAATCCTTATTTCCTAAAACCGCAGGTGGTATGTCTCGGACACCACCAATTAGTATTTCAGCTGAATTAATAAATGTTTGTCTTTGAGAAATGATTGACTGCCTTTGAGAACTAATCGTTAGCTTTTGAGCTTTTGCATTACCAATTGTAATGTCTCCATCACCTGAATTATTTGTAATACTTATATTATTTTCACCAAAAATATTTACATCATTAGAACCACTCACAATAATATCATCATTTGTGGCATTCAATGTAATTCTATCTGAATTTAAATATAATTGTGGTTCAGTAAAATTAGCAATATTCTCATCAGTCGTTAAAACAACAAATGAACCTGTTGACGCTACTATTCTTATATTGGGTGAATTATCTGAAATTGGTTGATTACTAC